AAATGTGGCATTGTTAAACCTTTCCTTGCGGATAAAATTCAAGCTCTACGCCTGAAATAGATGTAAATGTCGAATACTGAAGTTCGAGCGAAACATACCGCCCCTCGGCGGGAATTGTTGCTGCTCTATAGTGATACTTTCCCGTTCTAGAATTCACGGTTGCTGCGTTTGACCATGCAACCGTACTGTTTAAATTATCTTTTACCCCGATCCTCGGGAAATTAGAGGTGGCATTGCCAGCCATGTCGCCAAACGGTCTTGCCCAATCAACAACGGCTCTGCCTTGAGGGTTTAGCTGGAAATCACCCGTAGCAAAAGTCGCGCCTACAGGCTTGCTTCCAGTTGAACTCGAAAAATAAATTACCAGGGAA